TGAATTTACTCCGTCAAACGGCACTTACCCCGCCAAAATTAAACCCGTACAGCAACAGAACTTCAAAGGCGGTGGTAAAAAGTACACTGATGAAGAAGCTAAATTAGCTAGTATGTCTTTTAGTTATGCTAAAGACTTGGCAGTAGCTGGAAAAATACAAATATCTGAAATGCCGCAATATGCTCAATCATTCGCTAAAGGCATTCAGGAACTGACCGAACGCATTAAGGGGAATAAACCACAACAGCAACCTGCACCGCAGCAAGCGCAGGCAAGTGATGATGATTATAATTCAGACCTTCCTTTTTGATAACCCACAAAACACAGAACAATGAACATCTTTATAGACATAGAAACACACCCCGGCAATAAGCCCAACCTGAATAAAGAAGACATGCCCGTACCGGGCAATTATAAAAAGCCGGAAAGTATCGAGGCATACCGTGAAGAAAACTTTGACACCTATGTTGAAGAACAATGGCATAAACAAGCTCTCAACAGCATGGAGGGCAACATCTGGGCAATAGGGTATGCGTTTGGAGATAAGCCCGCACAATGCGAAGTAGATACCGAATACGCTATGCTGGAAGCCTTAGACCGTAAACTACATAGTATCGACTATTCGGTACGCAGGGAGGCCACATGGATAGGCCATAACATCAAAGGGTTTGACCTACCGTGGCTATACCTAAAGGCCGCCAAGTATGATTTGAGCGTACTAAAAAAGGCACTACCAAAAGGACGTTATGATAAGCGCATCTTTGATACAATGGAGAATATAAACCCGTGGGACTTTAAGACTTACGTATCATTGGACAAAGCGTGTGAGTTCTTCGGGATAAGCGGTAAACTGGACTGTGATTATAAGTCATTTTGGAATAGCTGCACACCTGACCAAATGCAAATGGTACATGACTACTGTATTAGGGATGTAGAAATTACCCGTGAACTATTTAAAAAGCTGAAATGAAACTACCAGCCGAAATAGTCAAAGAAGCTAAAGCGCAAGCCCGCCAAAAGAAAACCACTAACGAGGTTATAATGAGGGTTGCGGATATGGTCAAACAAATACAAGGATGCAAACTAGAGACAATATCAGTACCGGAATTAGAACAACTGGTATTTGAATTATCGGGCTATATGTTTACTTTGTCAGCAGAACTAGCCACGGCTAATATAGAGTACAATAGTAGTTACATATACCGCAAGATACGTGGTGCTACGCTGTACTTTGAAGTAGAGGGGCAAACAGTATCAGAGCGCAATTCATTAGCTGAAAAAACAAACCAACATAACTACGTTAACGAGGCTATTGCTAACTACTATGCAGACGTTATTAAGCATTTGTACAAAGACTGTGAGCGCATGGTTAACATTATTCAGTCAATTATGGCTAATCGTAGAAACGAGGCCAAAAATAACATACAAACATGACCATCACACTACGCAAGAGAAATAATCAAATAGGGATAAGTACGGATTTATGCGAGGCTTTGAATATTCCCGACACCACTCACGTAAGCTTTGAGAGAGACCCCAACACTGGGGAGTATGTAATAAATGAGGGTAGCTTTTTAAACGATGGCGACTACAAAGTCAACAAGTACGTAAACGGGGAGTATATTTACTACTCCATTAGCTGCAAGGAATTACATGACAGGCTAAGTGAGTTCTACGGCAGACCGTATAATGACAGACTAGTAATTGATGTGGAACAGGACTCATACGGGTATGTTCTGATTAACGATATTTCTTAACCAGGCAGGGCGGATAAGGTAAAAGGGAAACACAGGGTGTTTTATCCGTCCTGCTATTTTTTTACACATGACACACCACGATAACTACTACAACAACCTACACCAATATGAGGCGGGTGAAATGTTCTACAAATTATGTTCAGGATATGATCCGCCACGATACAAAGAACACATCAAGCCGGAAGGGGTGTATAAAAAGCCCCGAAAAACAAACAGAGAAATAACAATCAAAGAACAACAATACATAGCTACATGGATGGGTAAAGTACCTGCAAGGGTAATAGCTGACCAGTTAGGGTTATGTGAGGATACTATTTATAACCATATCAAAAAACTCAAAAACAAATGAAATTCACAGTAAGCACAAAAGAACTACTATTACAGGTAAATAAACTAATGCCTGTTATCAACTCCAGCAGCGTATTACCAGTGTTGGAGTGCATCAAATTCGACCTGCAAGATGGGGCGTTAACCTTGTCTGCATCGGATTTAGAGATAACCTACCAAACCAGCATTAAGGTAAACGGAAATGATCTAAACATTGCACTACCGGCCAAAGTACTGCACGACACACTTAAGAATTTACCCGACCAGCCTTTGGTATTTACTGTTGATGGGCTGAACGTTACCATACAATCTGAAAACGGAACGTATAAATTAACGGGTGTTAGTGCAGAGGACTTCCCCAAAGCACCCGAACCAACGGGTGACACCTACGAGATAAACAGTAATGATTTGTTGGCTGGGATTAACTCAACTTTATTCGCTGTTAGTCAGGATGAATTAAGGCCGTCAATGACGGGGGTTTTGTTTGAGTTTACAGAGCAGGGATTGAACTTTGTAGCCACAGACGCGCACAAGCTATCAAAGAGCGTGCTTAACGGCATATCGGGTGAAAATAGTTACGTAGTACCAAGCAAAGGTTTAAATGTGCTTAAATCGGCTGTAAATGGATTGATTAATTTGCAGTTCAGTAACGAGCATTTATATGTAAGCTGGGGCGGTAATTTAGTATCGGCTAGATTAATAGATGCTAAGTACCCTAATTATGAAGCCGTAATACCAACTAATAGTAAGATAGCAGAGGTTAACCGCATGGAATTGATAGGCTCGCTAAAAAGGGTTTTACTATACTCTAATAAAACCACAAACCAAGTTGTATTGAGGTTTGCGAATAATGAACTAGGTGTTAATGCTCAGGACTTGGACTTTAATAATGAGGCCACCGAAAGACTAAGTATCAATTATTCGGATGACGATTTAACCATAGGCTTTAACGCTAAGTACCTACTGGACATACTGACACATATTGAAAGTGATAGTGTGAAGTTTGAACTATCTGAACCCAATAAAGCGGCAATTATCAAGCCTGAAACAGGGGGTGTATTTATGTTATTAATGCCTGTAATGGTGGATTAGTGTAAATTCCCTAAATTCCCTGATATAGCATTGGGGAATTTGGGGAAAAACACTACACAAAAAACTACCGGGTATTGTTTTATTAAATAACTATTAATATCTTTACAAAAACAAAACACATGGAGTACAATGAATTTCTATTGTCCAAGCGGCATAGTACCAATAACTACGGTATAGAGCCGATTTATTTACCTGACAGTCTATTTGACTATCAAAAATACGTAGCAGAACACGCCATAAAGAAAGGACGTGAAGCGGTATTTTTAGATACCGGACTTGGTAAAACAATTATACAGTTAGTTGTTGCGCATAACTATGCCAAACACACTAACAAGCCTGTATTAATTATCACACCATTAGCCGTTGCGTTTCAGTTTATTAAAGAAAATGAACGCTTTGGGATATGTGATATAAGCCATTCAAAAGACGGTAAATTCAAGACTGATGTAGTGGTGTGTAATTATGAAAGGTTGCAATACTTTAACCCTGATGACTTTGATTGTGTATTGCTAGATGAAAGTTCTATACTAAAGAACTTTGACGGGGCGACCAAAACAAAGATAACATCTTTTTTAAAGCGTGTTAAATATCGGTATCTGTTCACAGCCACACCAGCCCCTAATGATTACATAGAATTTGGCACTAGCTCAGAGGCATTGGGGTATTTGCCTTATATGGATATGTTAGAAAGGTTTTTTGCTAATAACGAGAATAATATTAGGCCGCAAGAGATTGGTACTAAATGGTATTTAAAGCCACATGCAAAGGATGATTTTTTTGCATGGGTGAAGCAATGGAGTATTAATGTAAATAAGCCATCTGATATAGGATTTAGCGATGAAAATCACATACTGCCTAATCTTATTGAAAACGTAACATACGTTAAGAATATCAATAACTGGATTATAAACGGTCAGGTTATGATGTTTAACGGATTGGCTAAAACAATGAGCGAAGTTAGAGAAGAGCAAAAGAACACTATTAACGAGCGTTGCGAAAAGGCTGTAGAACTTGCCAGCCAACACGACACTAGTGTTTATTGGTGTAATTTTAATGATGAGGGTGTGCGTTTGTCTGAACTAGATAAGGACGCATACGAGGTTAAAGGCTCAATGAGCATAGACAAAAAAGAAGAGTTGCTGTTAGCCTTCAGCAATGGTGAAATTAAGAAGCTAATAACTAAGCCTAAAATAACTAGCTTTGGTTTGAACTGGCAGCACTGCAACCATACGGTATTTTTCCCAACATGGAGCTATGAGCAATACTACCAAGCTATACGCAGGTTCTGGAGGTTTGGTCAGAAAGATGACGTAGTATGTGATTTAATTGTTTCGGATGGTCAAAAAAGGGTTATAGATGCCCTAGAATACAAGAAACAAAAGGCTAATGATTTTAAGGAAACGATAAGAAAGGATTTTAGCAAAACATCTGAAATAAGCCAAAAAGAATTTGACAAAGACATTATTTTACCTTCATTTTTAAACACGAAACAATGATTAAAGACCAAGTAGTAACAGAGGATTACGCAATTTACAATAGTGATTGCATGTATGTTATGCCGACGTTATCGGATAATTCAGTTGACCTTAGTGTGTATAGCCCACCATTTGCAGGGCTGTATAACTATTCAAGTTCTGAAAATGACTTTAGTAACTGCGAAACCAAAGAACAGTTTTTAGAGCAATATGAGTTCTTGATAAAAGAGATTGCCAGAGTAACAAAGCCAGGACGTATTACGGCTGTACATTGCCAAGACGTAATAACACAAACAACTAAACACAATCTTTGGGATTTTCCACATGAGATTATTAAACTACATCTTAAACATGGGTTTACTTACAACAACCGTATAACAATCTGGAAAGAGCCTTTAGAGGTTAGGATGCGTACAATGGTGCAAAGTTTAATGCACAAAAATATTGTAGAGGATAGCACACGATGTTTTACTGCAATACCTGACTATGTTTTGATATTTAGAAAAGGCGGTGAAAATAAAGTTCCAGTGACACACCCTAATGGGTTTAAGCATTACTTTGGGGCAACTCCAATGCTACCAGAAATGGAAGCGAAATATGGCAAGTATGAACATTTGCAGATTAAATATGCCGACCATAAAGACCCCAAAACAAACAAGCTAAGTCATATTATTTGGCAGAGATACGCTAGTAGTGTTTGGGATGATATTAGAGGTAATAACGTTCTGCCTTTTAGGGATAGCAAGGAGGAAGATGATGAGAAGCACGTACACCCGTTACAGTTAGATGTTATTGACCGTATAGTAGAATTGTACAGCAACAGGGGCGAAGTAGTGTTAACGCCATTTATGGGCGTAGGTAGCGAGGTTTATAGCCCTGTTAGTATGGGGCGTAAGGCTATCGGTATTGAGCTAAAGGATAGCTATTTTAAACAGGCTATTAAGAACCTGAAAGAAGCACCGGAACGCTTTAAAGAAGCACAGCAAAAGTTATTCTAATGGACAGGATATATAAAGACGTATTAACCGAAGTTGAAAAGGTAGATAAGAAGTACGGAAACTATGCCAGCACCCACGAAATGTACGGGGTGTTGGCTGAAGAAGTAGACGAGTTTTGGGATGGTGTTAAGAATGATTTACCTGATGACTACTTATATTCAGAGGCCGTACAAATAGCGGCTGTATGTTTTAGGATTATGCGGCAAATAAAGTCTAAAGAAAATTTGCATAGTTCAGAATAACTAATTAATTTAGCACAGCGTTGACTAGCTGAGTGCCAAAACAGTAGTTAACCATTTAAAGACATCTTACAAGACCCGTTCCCAAAGGCTATGGCACTAGCTGGAGGGCAACGGGTTTTTTATTTTACGGATATGATTGATTTTTTTGAAAAAGACCTTGAAGACATTATATACGAGTCAGGTCTTGAAAAGCTACGAGAGAAGGGGCTAATATTAGCAGGCGTTTATAACCCTAAAAAATTCAGGCAACTTAAAATAGGCAAATATGGAATACCTGATATTGTCTATTATCAAAGGCATGAGGATTGCCATCAGGTAACTATACTAGAATTAAAAAGGGGAAAGATTGACTTAAAAGCATATGCTCAAGCGAAAAGGTATGAGGAGGGGATAAGGAAGTATTTTAAACTAAAGAATTGTGCTTTCCCATTGTATATAGACATAGTTTTAATTGGAAGTTCTAACGAGGAAAGAGATGACTGGCCTTGGGTTTTAAACAGCGACAGAAGTACTAAAGTATTTTTATACAAGTATGGTATTGATGGCATAGAATTTAACCATGTTGGAGGGTACTATTGGCATGATAACGAGTTTGGAGATGTAAAAAAATTAGGTAACTATCAAGATATTCCATTCTAATGAGCAGCACTAAAGACCCAGCATTTTTATTTTATTCGAAAGACTTTGACTCAGGGACAAAGCATTGGGATGTGGCTTGTGTAGGTGCATATTTAAGGCTATTGATGCACCAGCA